CAAGATCACACAACATCGAGCGTGACTGCGTGATGTATAATAACCCCACGACAACGTCATTTAGGAGAATCAATGGGACGACCCGGCAGACTTCCGCAAGGACAGGTACAGGCAGTCAGAGACAGAATCCGCTCTCTCCTGCTTGCTGGGCTGCACCCTAGCGCCATTGCCAAGCAGGTAGAACTGGCTGAGGACACCGTCCGCAGGCACCTCACCGTCATCCGGCAAGAGTGGAAAGACCAGGGCGTTGATGTCAGCGGCACCCGCCTAGAGTTGATTGCCAAGGCGAACTCGATCTCCCAACAGGCTGCTATTGAGGCTGCTAAGGCGCGCGGCACAAGCGCAGCGGTGGCGGCGCTTAAACTGCAACTAGAAGTTGTCGACCGCATTGCCAAGTTGACGGGCGCGTACGCCCCGGAGAAGGCGGAGATTAGCGGCCCGGGCGGCGGTGCCATCCAAGTTGTGCAGACTGAGCACGAAATTGATCACCTTCCACCAGCGCAAGTAGCCGCACGGCTCCGCGCATGGGCGGAAGACATTGAGTCCCAGAAGACTGGAGAGGAGGTGCCGGATGAACAACCAGGAGTACCGCGAGTGGTTGAGGCGGAAAGCACAGACGTCTGACGCAGCGTTTGCCGAGTACATTGGCAACCTTGTTTTCCCCAAGCACCTTCGTGAGATGGAGCAGTTCCTTAATGACCATGACCGCGCACTGGTGCTCATGCCCAGAGGCCATGCTAAGACAACGCAACTTTTGCACCGGGCCGCTCGGCTGATTGGCGTCCACAAGGGGCAGATTCGTGTAGGTATCTTAACCGCCGTGCTCTCCGATGCCTTGGCGCGATCTCGTGCCGTTCGATCACTTGTAGAGCATCCACGCTTTGCCGAGATTTTTGAGTGGGCAAGGGACGGCGTAATCGGCACGAAGTGGACCGACGAAGTGTGGACTATTAAGGGCACTAACCTTGGTAAAGACGCAACCTGCTTTGCGGACGGCGTGGGTTCGATTAAGCCTGGAGCCCGCCTCGACGTGCTCCTTGCGGACGACATGGTTGGCATCAAGGAGAACGCTACTCCCCTTCAGCGTCAGAAATCCAGCGAAACCTACTGGCAGGTTGTTGACCCCATGCTTGTTCCTGGCTCCAAGCGATGGTATATCGGCACTCGATGGCACGAGGATGACTTCTACGCCGAACTAACTAGGAAAGGCGTTCCGACTTACCAGCGGCGCTCCCTCGAAGACTCCGGACCGCTCTGGCCGGAGATGTACACCGAAGAGGCACTGCTTCAGAAAAAAGAAGAACTTGGCGGACCCATCTTCTCGCTTCAATACCAGAACGACGTGACCCAGATGGGTGGCAACATCTTTCGCTATGACTTCCTTCAGTATGTGGACCGCGTCCCTGCTGGCGCCCGCAGGATTGGGGTCGACCTTGCTTCGTCGGCAAGCGAGCGCTCCGACTACACGGCGGCAGTGGAGATCGTTGAGGACGCAGACAAGAACCTGTATGTCGTTGGGGCTTACCGTGAACGACTGGTGCAGGGGCACCAGCAGTGGCTGACGGGCCTGGACAAGACTGGCTCGATCGTGGATGGCTCCAATGGCCCACGGATGCTTTGGCCGGCCAGATACGTCGGCCTCCGTGGACAGCAGGATGTCGACATGGACAGCCCGAGAAACTTTGAGGCGGTCAATATTGAAGCCGTCCAGCACCAGAGCACGTTTGTGCGCGAAATGCTATCCGAGACTCGCCTCCCGGCTCGGCCTATCCGCCCGGACCGCGACAAGGTGGTCCGCGCTCGCGCCCTAGCCGCCCGTTATGAGGCTGGAAAAGTATTCCATCTTCGGGGAGGACCGGGTATCAGCGCGCTGGAGTCTGAGATGCTAGGATTCCCCAATAGCGAGCACGACGACATGGTCGACGCGCTGGTCTATGCCGCAGATGTGGGTGGAGTCGGCTTTTACTTCACCTCAGCAACGAGGTATGCAGGATGACGGTTGAAGACCTTTTTAAGAAGATTGGCGCACAGACCATGGAGATTGATGCGCTCCGCCTAGAGATTGATAAGTTGACGCAGATTGTCGCCCGCCTTCAGGCCGAGTCGACAAACGATGCCACTGAGGCCTCAAAGGGAAGCGGCGAAAAGAAGACCAAGTAGGTGATCCGGGACGTTGTCAGCGCCCACAAGGCGAAGAACCCCGCACCGTACAGGGAATTCAACGAAGTCTTAGCGAAGGTCCTAGTAAAATATGGGATGACCTTTAATACGTTTGCGAAGGTTGCTGCAAGCCTTGGCGTTGAGATGACCTTTAATCGGCTGCGCGATGTTTACTACGAGCGGGTTATTGTCATGGACAATGACATCCTGACGCTCAAAAGGGTCTTAGAGGCGCCCGTAAAAGACGCCACCTCAACCAGGGTGATTGCCCTGTACCGAAATTCCGTGGACGCAATGTGCCGCTCGTGCGCGAACAACGACAAGAACCCAAAGTGCTGGGACGCAACCTGCCCGCTCAGGCCCGTCTCGCCGTTGCCGCTTGTAGAAGGCGACGACATTGAAGATGAGGATGATAGTGATTTACTCTGAGGACATGAAGCACCCTACGGAAATTGTTATCCGTTACACGGGCAGTTCCGCACACGCCAAGTGGCACGTGCTTTATGGTGGCGTCATCCAGGACACTGCAACCTCCCCTGAGCGAGCCCTTGAGGCTGCTGCTCGGTTTATCATCAGCACAATGACTGACGATGACGAGAGCGGAGAGATGCGCATTCGCTGGGTAGACGTTCCTGCTGGCTTTACCCCGCCCGATGCCTCTGCCCTAGCCCCGATTATCGAGGACGACTCCGAGCCGATCCACTGAGTGACTTTCCGCAGTGCGGGCACTTCTTATCTATCTTCTCTGAGTCTAGCGGGCCAGTATCCATTGATGAGGCGATAAGCGCGTCCACTTCCTCTTGGTCGTAGCCTGTTGCCAAAAGGTCTCCATCTGCCGCTGCTGCTGACAGAAGCGCAGCAAGGGAGTCTTCGTTGTAGTCCGCTTTGTCTGAAACCCTGTTGTCCGCAAGCATAATGTTGCGTGCCCGTCGGTCATCAACATCTAGGAAAATTACAGGAACTTGCTTCCAACCAAGTTGACGAACAGCCATGAGTCGATGATTCCCGACCAGCACAAAGTTAGTTGATTTCTGTGCAATAAGCACACCGTACCAGCCGTTCTGGCTAATAGAAGTAATAATCGCCCCAACGTCTCCATCCCGAGGGTTATCGGGATGATTGGTAACCTGGTCAATTTCTACCCAGTCTACCGAGACATCGGGGCGATCACTAGCGGCTTTCGCCACGATTACGCCTTTGGCTCCTCTTCAAGGTCATTGATGCCGTCACCGTCAACATCAATCCAACCCTGCTCGCCGGCAAGGCTGCCAGCCAACTGGTCGGCAATGCCGTCGCCATCGGTATCAATGGCAGAACCGGCAATGTGCGCGGTGCTTGCCTGCTCTTCGCGGGCAATCTTTGCCTTGCCAACGCCAAACTTCGTATCCTCTGGATTGAGGGCACGAACAATGACCTGGAGGGTTGCCGCAATGGCACCCGAGGCAACGGTTCGGAAGTCCTGCGCGGACATGTCAAGGATTGGAGCACCGGTGGCAAGCATCACGGCAATACCGGTTGCAAGACCAACGCGAAACGCTTCAAGAAGCGCCTCGTCTATACCAGTGTTATCAAAAATCCACTTAATCTTTGCAAACATTCTGTTCTCCTACTGCTTTACTACGCCCGTGCCGCCACAGCGTGAGCACGGTACTGATGCTGCCGGTGCCGCCGGCTGCGGTGCTGGAGCAACTGGAGCCGCAGCAACTGGTGCCGGTGCAACTGGTGCTACTGCCTGAGCCACTGGCGCTGGAGCAACCCAGCCCTTTGGCGCTGTGATGATAATGATGTGCTTAAACGCCGGGGCGTTGTCCTTCTTGGACACGCGCTTTGAGTCAGCAAGAGTGAGAAGAATCTTCTCGTCAATCTTTACGCCAAACTGCTCAGCACCCTTGCCGGATCGCGTTGGGCACGCCCACTGCCAGCCGTCAATTGGGTCGTACACGGCTGAAGTCATGTGGCCATACGTGCGGGTAGGTTGCTTTTGCTTGACCCACCACCAGCGCTCCCACTTTGCATGCCATGCGGAAACTTCCAGACCCTTAGGGTAACCAGCCGGCTGCTCAACCCACACGCCCAAAGCCGCACCGGCCTTAGCGGAGTTGATGACATCGTTCCAATCTTTTGCCCAGCGCGCTTCGGCGCCAAGTTTTCTTGCCGTAAGAAGCAACTGAGCAAGAGTTGAGCCATTGTCGCTTACGCCCTGCTTGTCCACCTGGCCGGTGGCCTCAAACTTAGCCTTGATGCCGTCCGCAGCAGAGAAATCCTTGCCCGGAGCGTACTTAAACGCCCATGACACGCATGCGGCTATACTTGATGGGCCGCAGTCGTCAAGAATGCCGCCCTTCTCTTCGTGGTCCAACTGACTCTTAACCTTGTACTTCATGGTTTCCTACCTTTCCGGGTTGTCCCCCGCTGATGTGGCATATCATACACGATGTAACAAAACTACTCAACGGCTTAGGCGTTTTCCAGCCTTGCAATCTTTGCCTCAAGCGCAACAATCCTAGACCTCAGAGAGCGCATGGCAGAAATGATTGGCACGGTCAGGAGATCGTATTGGACAGTCATTGGCGTACCGTCGGCATCCCTAACGGTGTATTTATCGGTAATGCTATTCAATGGGGCAAAGTCTTCAACAATAAAACCATATTCTATTTGTGCCTTATCACCAAAAGTTTCGCGGGAACCTTTTGAATAATATGATACTGGCTGCGCTTCAAGAATATCTTCAGTGTCTAAAAGATTTTGAATTTCTTCCTTGTACGCCCTTTGAGAAACAAATTTGTATACGCTTCTGGCAGTTAAGGCGTTGCCATATGGGGATCCGGTAGATCCTCCTTCGCTTGTAGTGACTACACCTGCGGATTGAACAGACCTCAAAGGATAAGTGTTAGTTGAGCCTGAACTCCAAGGTATAGTCATAAGCACGCTATCGTCGTTTGTTGATGTTCCAACATCTACATAGTTAGCATAAAAATTACCGATTTGATAAGTTTTTTTAGCGACATACATACCGCCAGCAACATAAAGAGCACCGGATCCAACGGTTGATGATGCGTCTGTGGTGCTGGTGATATCGACATCTCCAGAAAGAGTTACTGTTGATCCAACTGCAAGGGTTGTACCAATTGAAAATGCACCGCTTGTTCGAAGAACGTTTTGCGAACTTTGATAAAGGTTACCGCCGCCAGTATACTTTGGAGTAGCCGTGCTATTAAATACCAACTCTCCGTCTGCTGGAATTGCATACTGAGCCGTTCCAGTATTGTTAAGGCCATCGTTGTTTCCAAGAATTAATGATCCAGTAGCAACGGCACCAGCGTCAGTTGTTGTTTGTTGAAACCTGGTTATTCCACCACCAAGCATAATCAGGCTTTTGTATAGAGTAAAACCCGTGAGGTTTCCGGTGACCGAAGTTCCAGTCGGCATCTGGTAAGTAAAACTTGCACCAGGAGTAACAGCAATAATTTTTGCATTTGTTGCAACAAGAGTGGCAGTCGCGCTTGCAGTAGTAACAAACATTCCTAGAAGAATGTCGCTGCTTGCTGTGTATGTAACCACGACATTTCCGGTTGTGCTGTTTCTTGTTGCGGAGAATGTTCCAGTTTTAACAAGCGTACCATCAGTAAATATAAGCGAAGCAGCCTGACTTGTGCTTGGCTGGAGAGTTAATTTTCCCGTAGTCATAGTTCCAGACGGGGTAGTGGTAACCGCAGTGCTGTCTGTTCCGACAATTGTGACGTTAGTTGCTGTAAGGTCTCCTGCGTTGCCGACCCTGAATGGAGCAGTCGACCCAGTGCTACTACCGGCAAAGAATGGATAAGAACCAGGCAAAAGGCCAACTGCCGTTGATCCAGTTCCTGCGGTAAGCGACGTTGAACTGAGCGTAAAACCACCAATGATTCCTGCGGATGCGGAAATAGAGCCTGTACTGGTAACGCTAAACGGTGCTGCTGATCCGGTAGTCGCGCCAAGCCAAAGCCTGTAGACAGCGTCGCTTGAGGAGAGGCGAGCAACGTTTGATCCTGTGCCAAGGGTAATATCTCCCGTGCTAGAGATTGTCGTGTTGCTGCTTGTGAGCGAAGTTGAGGTTAGCGACCACCCACCAATTGATCCAGCGTTTGCAGTAATTGAACCATTGAATGAGCCGCTTGTTGCGGTTACTGCTCCGCTAATTGTTGCCCCAGTTGCGGTCAGGGCTCCTGCGTTTGTAACTGAGAATTGCGCACCAGTTCCGGTGCTTGTTGTTGCGCCGGCAAAGAATGCAAGCCCAGTAGCATCGGTATCAAGAATACCTGCATACTGACCAGTAGATCCACCATAATTTGTCAGGCTTGTTGAGGTAAGTGACCAACCGCCAATGAATCCACCAGTAGCAGTGATATTGTTTGTTGAAACCGTTCCAGTTATTGAAGCACTGGTCGCGGTCATTTCTCCTGTGCTTGTAACCCTAAATGGAGCCGTCGAGGCTGTTGAGCCTCCTAGCCAGAGACGATAGGCTGCGTTGCTTGATGACAATCGCGCCACATTCTCCCCCGTTCCAAGAGTGATATCGCCCGCGCTTGCAATAGTGGTATTACCGCCAGTCAACGATGTGGATGAAAGACTCCATCCACCAATAAATCCACCCGTAGCGGTAATGTTGCTAGTTGAAATTGTGCCAGTTACGCTTGCGCTAGTTGCTGTTAGCGCACCTTCATTTGTTACGGAGAATACTGCGCCCGTACCAGCAGTACTTGTTGCCCCCGCAAAGAATGCCAATCCATTGTCTGTTGCGGTATCAATAATACCTGCGTACTTTGTCGCGCCAAGATTTGTTATTCGGTCGGAACTAATTGTCCAGCCGCCAATCTGTCCAGCAGATGCGGAAATTGTTCCAGTAAACGAGCCGCTTGTTGCAGTTACCACCCCCGTAATGGAGGCGCTAGTTGCCGTCAAGGCACCATCGTTTGTGACCTTAAATGCAGCGGTTGCCCCTGTGCTGCTAGTTCCCCCTGCAAAGAAGGCAACACCCGTGGATGTACTGGAACCCTGGACTCCAGCAATATACGGGCTCGATGCAAGAGCGTTATAAATCCTTGAAGAGTCAACAGACCAGCCGCCAATTGAACCTGAGGTTGCGGTAACTGATCCGGTAATATCTGCGCTTGCGGCAGTCAACGCACCTGTTTTCGTGACATTAAAATTAGTGCTGGTGATGGCGTAGTTTGAACCATTATCAAGTCCACCAAGGGCAATTGAGCCAGCATTTAGGAAGTTTGCATTAATTGTTACTCCGTCCGCGCCAACGGCAATAATGTCCGCACCGGTCGTTGGGGATTTAATTGAAAGTTTATTGTTAATAGTCATCCATGCAGCGGCAATTCCGCCGTCCCCACCAACTGCCATCTGTGATCCGTTATACAAATGCCCAATAACGGAAACAGTAGTTATAGCCCCAGAGGTTCCGCTGTCATATTTTAATTGCGTTGAAGTTATTCCATCAGGAAGAACTGTCTTATAGCCATTTGCCCAGACGTCGTTTTGATATGTTCCGCTCTCAACATCAATAAGTATCTTTGAGCCGGCAGTATACTCATGCGCTGTTGATGTAATAACTGTGACTATACCCACCGAGTCTTTTGCCAGACTGGCGATAGATGGTCCTTGTTTTCCAATAACAACGTCTCCGCCAAGAACGCTAATGTTTGTGGCAACAACTGCACCAGAATTTGTTACAGAGAACGCTGAGTTTGCGCCGCCAGAACTATCTGCACCAGCAAAAATTGCCAAACCGGTTGACGAAGATGTTGACTTTAAGCCAACGTATCTACTGTTGCTAGATGAGTTGTAAATCTTATCCGCTTCAACTATCCATCCACCAATTGCTCCGCTGTTTGCGGTTACCGAACCAGTGATCGATGCGCTTGTTGCGGCAAGGGCTCCTGCGTTAGTTACGGAGAATACTGCGCCCGTACCAGCAGTACTTGTTGCGCCAGCAAAGAATGCCAACCCCGAGTCTGCTGCAGTATCAATAATGCCCGCGTACTTAGTTGTTCCAAGGTTTGTTATTCGGTCAGAGGCAATGGTAAATCCACCGATTTGCCCCGCTGACGCAGAGATTGTTCCGCTGATATTGGCATTAGTTGCGGTCACCGCCCCAGCGTTGGTAACAGAGAATGCAGCAGACGTCCCAGTGCTTGTGGCTGCTCCAGCAAAAAACGTAAGGCCACTACTTGCGCTTGTCCCTGTATAGATGCCAGTGATGTATGGAGAGACGGCGGTGGCTTTGTAAATCTTGTCGCTGTCAATTGCCCAGCCACCAATTGCTCCGCTGCTTGCGCTTACGGAGCCGCTAATGGATGCGCTGGTTGCGGTAAGAATTCCAGAGGTATTAAGAGTGAATGCGGCAGATGATGGGTTTGCGTTGCCACCCCAGATTCCCTGGAAGGTAGGTGATGTTGAGTTTGGATAATTTCCAACTCGAACTACGCTATTGCCGGTCCCAACAGTGACTTCGCTTGCCGCCAGGTTGGTCACGTTAATGTAGTTTGCATTAAGTGTTGAGGTTGCTCCGTTAACTTGCAAAACAACGTTGCCGGAATTATTTCTTACTGTTAAACCATCTTTATCAACTTCAAACTGGGGCAAGGCTGCTGTACCGTTGGTGGCAATAGTCATGCCAGTTGAAATGCTAAGCGTTCCCGCTGTGATCTTCGTGGCACTTAGTGAGCCGACGTTGGCATCGGTGATAGTGGCGCTGGCAATTTGCGCCCCGCTAATCGATGCAGTAGTAATGTCTACCCCACCATCAATCTTGCTTGGAACGTTGCTGGCAGTGTTGTAGGCAACTCCTGTTGCTCCGCCGTTTCCTGGAACTCCGCTCTGGTTGCCGGTTCTGTCAAGCGAAGTTACGGCGTAGTTATAGCCAGCAGAGTAATTTGCAAAGTCTGTGTCAACATATTGTGTTGCGGATGTTTCAGCAATGACGGCATAGGCCCCAGTGTTGTGCACCCTGCGGTAAACTCTAAATCGAGCAAAGTCACTGTTTCCTCTATTAATAAGCGGCGACTCAGGATTGTAGAAATCAAACTGCCACGTGACGGTGTTGCTCTTGAGGCCTGGAGAAACAAGTGCGTTATATGGTGGGTCACATGGCGTAATGTCTTGCGGAAGGTCAATCTCGTCAGACGACCACGGAGACTTGTTGTTTGTGTTGTCAATTGCGGCAACCCGGTAGTACAACTTCTTTCCTGGCTCAGCCTGGAACGTATGGACAACATTTGCCTTGATGCCCGTAGAAGCACTCTGTGAATCCGAGGTCTGGCTAACGTTTGCTCGTTGTACCTCTGTAAAGTTTTCGTCGTACCCGTACTCGACGCTGTAGTGGGCAAAGTCGTCCTCTGGGCTTGGGGTCCACTGTGCAGTCACAGTTGCCCTGGTAACCCCGTCTGGGGTCTGCAAAAGTGCCCCTACGGGGGCTGTGACGGAGAGGGACTGCGGTGCCTCCGGGGCAATGGTGTCATTAAGCCGTGCCGTGGCCGCCTGCATGTCGGCAAAGATCTGGGTGACCCCGCGCTTTGTCAGGAGTGGGTCGTCGCCAACGGTGACCGTGTAGTAGACGCGATCGCCAAGAAGTTTTGCCTTAATGCCCTTGACCATGAGCGGCTCTGCGGTGTCGTCCGCAATCCAAACAAACGGAATAACCTCGCCCACCATTGGAACTTCTGTTTCGAAGGTATCAAACTCCCACGTTCGCTCTGCAATCCCCTTCTCTTCCCAGAAAGAAAGAGCCCGCGTAGATGCCTTGTCGTCATTATCAACAAGGCTATCGTTAATTGCTGCCTCAATAATCTTTCCGCCTGCCTCCCAAATTCCTGGAGCAAAGTCAAACACCTTGTAGTAGTACACGCTAGGCTCGGTAGAGATTGCTGCACCGCCAGCGGCTGGCGACTGAATGCTAAGCGTTGTGCCTGCCTGGGTTGCCTTAAGGCGCATCGCAAATCGCTTTGTTCCAACATAAATCTTGTACGAAGACGCACCAGTTACTGCTGCCCAAGAGGCATACAGTTCCCTGTTGCCATCAATGACATCTTGATCGGTAATCGTCTCTGTGGCGTATTTACAAATGATCTCTGTAGTTCCAACGGTGGCAACGACTCGAACGTAGTATTTTCCAGCCGCAAGGGTTCCCGCTGCAACTTTTCTAAGAGTCAGGCTAATGTCCGTCTCAACGGACTCAAGTTCGCTTGGGTTATTTGCATCCTTGTAGACACCGTACACAAGAAGTCGATTGGCAACCTTTGATGCGGACCGTGGCGCCTTTGGAGTCTCAAATGACTTCATCGGCAACGCGTAGGCGGTTTCTGATGGGCTGTCAGAGAAGCCCATGCTCCCCGTAACCTTCACAACCGAGAAGTCAGTCCAGGCAACCTCGTCTCCGCCGTTGCGCTTTTTCATGAAAACAATTCTTGCCGTTACTGCCGTCGCACCTGCCCGAGCCATTGCCCACGCCTTGCACCATCGCCCGTCGTCTGTTGAGTCAAAGGATATATTTCTTTCAAGTTTATACGATGATCCAACTTGAGTCGTTCCGCCTACGTTGCTGTAGAAACGCAACTCCGCGTCCCAGTCCAAAGAAAAGTTTGTCTTTGCCCAGCCCTTTACCCTGGCAAAATAGTACTGATTTGCCGTTACTGGAATTGCCGATGTCTGGCTCTCTGCGGTCGTGGCGCCAGACGAAGCAACCAGGGCTCTGCCGTATCCGTATGGACCGCGATCCTGCAGGATAGAATGCCCACCAGCAAGGGAATACCCAGAGGATGCTGGGCTAGACTCAAATCGTGGGTTTTCCACCAGTTCTCGCGCTTGCTTGTTGGTGTAGTGCAGGTCCTTGTTGGCATCAACCCAGAATACGCCGCCCGTCTTTTCAATAATAATGTTGAGCGCCTGCTTGAGCGTCTTTCCGCCAAAGGGGCTGGTAAGGACAACGCCGGTCTCAAGCGTTGGGCTGAATCGGTATGACTTCTCTGGGTCGGGGGTGCCATCGTTAAGTTTCTTAGCAGTTTCAACGTAGGAAGTCTGATTGTCGATGCCAGGGTCAAGATCTGGGTCAAGCCCGTTGAAGATGCCTTTATAGTTCGCGTTTGCCGGGTCAGATGATCCGCTGATGATGTCGACGTCAATGGAGCCCTTTTGAACCTTGTCCTCAGGGCTCAGTTCTCCGGCGACTGCTGGTGCCGTGCTCAGGCTATACGTGGCCGTTGGACTTGTGACGGTAGCCTTGTAGTACATGTCCTTAACGCCAATGCCAGACTTGGCAAAGACTTTGTAATACGTAGCGCCAGCAACGGTACTCCAGTTCAGCCGGATTGTCCGAAGTTCCGGGTCGGAAATCCCTGGCGGGTCAATGTCTGTTGCGGTAAGGTTCTGGCTAACATGTGTAAATATTTCTACAATCTCGTTGGCGGCGTTGTAGGCAACAACTCGGAAGGTGTATGGTCCGGCGGTAAGGGTTAGGCCGCCGGCTATAACCTCTGTCGTAAGGCCGCTAATCGTTGGTCGCTCGCCAAGGGCTGCAGAAACAGTCGGGGCGTTGTAGTCACGAATAATCAATTCGTCCAGAAGGGCGGTGTAGTCCGCGCACTCCACTCTCTGGACAACAAACGCATCACCCTGTCGCTCGGTATCAACACTGGAAACAACACCGCCCCAGAGAGTCCGGACCACCTCATAGTGGCCACTTACTAGTGCCCACTCCTGCACCTTTACTTCTGTCCTGTTGGCTATATCGATAAAGAATGACGGATCGTTAATGGCATCAACCATCCCCAGGGAAGTTTGAGTGTATGCATCTAGCCCGTTACCGCTTGTGCCCCAAGAAGCGTAGTCATCGTATCTTGTGGTAGAAAGGTTGAGCATCGTGAATATATCGAAACGAAGAGCGGTGTTCTGCTCAGTCGCCTGCTGCTCCCATTGAAGGGACTGGTAGTCAACGCGCTTGCTGACGTCAATCCAGATTTCCTCCTGGATAGCCGTAGAGGTCTGGGGGTACCCAGGCCTGTATTGCATTAAGACCCTAATCTGGTTAGGCATCGGGACTCTCCATGTTACTTAACACTGCTTCCTGCTTGAAGTGCAATCAGTCTAGCAAGTTCTGCGGCCAATTGCTGGGCATCCATACCGCTTGCGTTGCTGACGGTGATGTTGAAGGTGTTGTTAGCGCCAGCGGTTACGGTGCCAGTTGGCGTTGCACTGGTTGCCAGGCCCGTGGCAAGAGTTGCATTAACACCGAGGCTTGTGCGCGCGGCAGCCGCAGCGGCCAAGGCAGTAGCATACTCATTAACCTTTCCTGTGGCAAGGGAGAATGAGGATGCGGTCTGGCCCATGGCTGCGGTCAAGGCATCTGCGCCCGTGACCGACTGCTGATTAAATGCTCCCAGCGGTCCGCTCAACTCTGAGGCGTATGACTTGATGCTATTCATGCTGCTCTCAAAGGCATCTCGCGTTGCGGTTACTGCAGTAGTAACGGCGTCGATTTGCGTCTTTCCGAACTTTAGGTTGCTGACTGGACCGGTTCCGGAGAGGTTGTTCGGATCAAAGTCGGCACCAAACAACAACTTGTCTAGGCTGGTCATCTTGTTCGGGCTAGACATGATCCCGTCAATCTGATCCATGACGTCCTTAAGGCTCTTTGCAACGCCACTCAATGTACCAATTCGATTATCGCTTGAGTCTGCAAACTTTGCGTATTGTTCAACATCAACCGAAAGCAGTGCCTGTCCGTAAGTGTCCCTGAGAACGTCGCGCATCTTCTGGATTGCGGCGTCTCGTGCGGCGTTGTCCTCAAAGTTCTTGCCTAGGGCAGTGAAGTAATCTGTAAACTGCTTTTCTGTGACATCTGCATCTGCAAGGTTGGCAATGTTGATATCGACACCAGTTGACTGCTCAAAGTCGTTGAGCCCCTGCTCAAGCGTTCGCTGGGCAAGGATTGCAATTTTCTGAGCGTCAGTAAAGGTATTCTTTGAGGATACAAGCGTTCTAAGGTACTTGTAGAGCGCGTCCTGCTCTGCATTAAGTTTTGTAACTCCCTCTGGCGAGCCGCCCATGTTGTTAATAACGCCAGTCAAATAGGCTAGAATATTCCCCGCGCCCGCATATTCTTTTCCGTTTTGATCCGTGTATCTCATTTGCCCCATGATAGCCTCGTTAAGGAATGTCGCCGCAAGCCCGCTTTCTTCCGTTGATCCTCGGTAAACTTTCATTTGCGCTTGGGTCATTGCTTTTCCGCCATACTTGAGCCCAGCAATGCCGCCAGTAAATCCGCCACCAGAGGCTGAGAATGCCTTATTGTCGTTGTACAAGACCCCCTGACCAATGCTGCCAAGGGCGCCAAGCAGTGCGTCTTTTTGAGCAGCCTCTGCGGCAGCGCGCAATTCAGCAAGGTTTCCAAGCAATTCCTCCTGATCTGTAGTCATATTTTCGTTTGCTGCAATTGCGGCTGCAATAGCGTCTCTGTTCTCTGACTCAAACTTTGCAAGATCCTGCTCTGCGTTAGTTGTCATTGTGATGTCCTGCTCGCCAGTTACCCCATATACGGCATCGAGCATGGCGTTGACGGCTGACTCCTTTCTTGCTGCAGCAAGAAGGCTTTCGTATTTAGTGACAACAGCCTGTTGAGCCTTGGTTCGATTTGCCTTTGATATTGCTGCATACTTTTTGTAGTTTGCCCCGCCGCCCTTCTTGTACTCATTGAATGCAGTATTTGCCGCGCTAGAAACCTCACCATCAATATTGACCATTCCCTCAATGTCGCCACCAAACATCGTCATTCGAAGGGCATCGTTCATCTTGCCAGCCATCTTCTCGTCGCCGTTGAGCACCTGTTGGGCAAACTCAAATCTGCTGTTCAGCCTTTGCATCGCTGCGTCGTAGATTGCTTGGGAGGCCGTTGAAGAGTCGCCAAATTGTTTCTCGTATCGCTCCTTCTCATCGGTAATAACCTTAAGTTCTGCGTCGCGTTGCTGATCAATGTAGAACTGCTCCAATGCCTGCTTGGCGTCGTAGAATGACTTGGCAGCCTCAAGCGGATCGGCAGAGGCAGATCGCATCTGAAGCCCTGCAATCTGGAGTTGTGCCTGGAGGTTTTCTTCCGTCTGGATGTCTGAGCGCTGCTGGTAGCGCTCATTAATCCGCTTCTCCTGCTCGTCAAGTTGCTTGATGTAATCGTCGTGCGTGCGCTGCTGCTCCTTGCGCATCCGGTCATATGCCTTCTGGGCAACGGACGCCATCTTGTTCAGCAGGTCAATGTTTTTCTGCAGTGTCTTTGAGTCTTTCGCTCCGCCGTCGCCCCCAAGAATTGAACCTGGGTTTTTTGCAATCATTTTCTTAATGGCGTCAATGTCTTTCTGGAGCAATTTGCGTGGGTTTGCCGCCGCCGCCTTATCAAGCCACTTTTGCGCCGAGGCGCTCAGGTTGTCATATTCTTTCTGCAGTCCGACAAGTTTCCCGCCCGCCCCTTCCATTTGCGCTAATTCCTTTTCAAGAACGCCTACGTGCTGAGCATCTCCGGACAGTCTGGCCGCATCAATTCTTGCCCTAAGAATGTCAATTTTTGCTTTCTCCTCTTCAATGGCAAGTTGCTTGATCGAGGCCTTTGTAATAAAGTCTTCCGCAATAATTTCTGCTCCACGTGATTCAACTTGGGCCGCAGAAGCGCCCCCAAGTTTGTCAATAATGTTCTGCTTTGCAAGGAGCAACTCAACCAGTGCTTGATTGTTTGCCAGGTCCTTATAAGAAATGTTAAGGCCGGCGGCCTCGGCGGCCTGGAGCGCATCGCCAATGTTTAGTTTTGTGCTTTCTGTTGTTAAGTACCCCTCTCGAAGTCTTGCCTCTTCCTTAAGGAGATCCAATTGCTCCCTGCTTGCATTCTTGCCAGCCTGCACAGCGGCAAGAAGTTTCTTTCCATTCTCTTCTTTAAATGTAACAAACGCCTTCTCCGCAGCAACTCCTTTTGCTCGGTCCTCTTCGGTTGCGCCAGCCAAAGACGTGCGCAACTTCATATCTACTTCAAGCGTTTCATATCGTGCATCCGTAAGTTCTTTTTGTTTATTTTTTAGATTTTCTAGTTCAACTGATTGTGCGGTTGTAAGTAGTGTGTTTACATACTGGCCCATCGGGCCTGCCGTCTGGCTAAAACCGGTGCCCTCGCCCAGATCCACTTGCGGAATGACGTAGTCTCCGCGCGGAATGACCGGACCGCCCGCGCCGGTTCTTCCAGTAAATGGCAAACCTGGCGGCGGGGTTGCTGGGGCAACTGGCCTACTTCCCGGTAGCGGCTGCGAGAGGAAGTTTGATCCAAGGATAGACTGGTCTGCAATCGACTGAAGGAACAAAAGCCTGGCCTCTCCACCAAGCGAGTCAAACTCTTTTTGCTTTTTCTGGTAGACGTCTCGTTGGCCAGCGTATTTATCAAAGAGTTTGTAGCCTGCCTCGCCGCCAAATGTCTCCATCATCTCGATGCGCGTCATGCTTAGGTCAACCTTTGGCGTCAACTCTTTTGCACGAACTCGCGCCTGAATGAGCGGCTTAAGCGCCTCTTTAACCATAGCAAGAACTTCTTTGTCAGTTGTTTCTGCGGTTATTTTTGAATAGTCAAAACCCGCTGCAGAAAGAGCATCTGCGGTCTTTGTTCCAAACCCAGCGCCTTCAGTCATAAATTGAATATCCGCAGTTGCAAGAAGCGACTCAAATTTGCTGAATCCCTCCTTGAAATCCCCTTCCTTCAATTTGCCCTCAGACGCCTTTGCCTCTTCCGCTGTAACCTTTCCTCGGCCGCCCTGGTCAATCAGTTTTGCAAACATTGTTGGGCTCATGACCTTTGTGTCGGTAATTGTTCCCATCACGCCCATTGGTGAACCAGCCGCCGCTGCTGTTAGCCTTTCAAATTCGTCTTTTAATCTTTTTTCGCTTATTGACAATTCTTCGTTTCGGGCCAACTTTCCATCAATCAACTTCATTTCTTCGCCGTGTCTTATCTTAAAGTCGTACAGCCTCTGCTTTGTAAACATTGCATCCTGACCATAAACTTCCATAAGGTCTTGAAGCGGCAGCGCGGTACCCATAAACTCTGCCTGCTTTTCCCTGAATGCCGCGTATGCCTTAACTCGCGCATCGCCCTCTTTTCCTGCGCCGATCCCCGTTACGCCACCAAGTATTCCAGTTGTAATGAAAAGATTTTGCAAACCCGCCGTTATAGTATTTGTAAACTTACCGACGTCGCTTGTCATGTAGGCCGTTAGGGCGTCGTTTCGCTCTTTTACTACATCTGCACCGAACTCTGTTTGATATCTTTCTGCAAGATTTTTCCTAGAGTCTGGTGCCGAGTATGCTTCTGACGGGTCGCCAACAATAAATGGAATTGATCCAGAATCTCCCTCTAGCGAGTTAACTGCCTCACCAATTGTCTTTGACTGCTCGGTTGAGAAGCCCAGGAACGTTGCTTCCTCCATGACCTGCTTCTTCTTTTCCATTGCCGCTTCGGAGCCAGCAATTGCCTTGTCAACGGCGTTGCCAACAAATTCTGCAAGGGCTCCGCCAATCATTCCGCCAAGTGCCGCGCCAACTCCAGGGATTGGGATGAGCGCCTGGCCAAGCGCTGCGCCCGCAGCCGTTCCGATTCCAGCAGCCATGGCCTGGAATGGTCCAGCCTTCTGCTTTAGAACGTTAGTCATTTCTTTTGGAAGAAATTCCATGAGTGGCCCAATGATTGGGGCAGAAAGAATTGGAGCCATCTGTCCGGCAAGGCGAGAGGCCCCCGTGGCAAGTCCGCCGGCAAGGCCAGCAATCCCAACCGCTCCGCCAATCTTGCCAAGCATCCCAGCACCAGGAAGGCTCTTTATTCGCTCGCGGGAAGCAAGTTCCTTCTTGCCAACCCTTCTGTTGCTGAGCATGCCCGTCTCTTCGTTGACGTAGTAATAATCGCCATTCCTGCTGTCGATTTCTTTCAAGCCGGTTGTTCCGCCGCCGCGCTCAATGGTCTTGAACTGCTTTGGAACACCGGCGGCTATTTTGTTGTACAGGTTGGTAAGCGACTGGGCAATCTTTCCAGAAATGCCGGTGGTCATTGCTTTGAGTGCCGCCTTGCCCCTTGCATCGCCAAGGGCTCCGGTCACGATATCGTTGAGTTCCTTGTCAGTTAGGAACGCATCGCCCTTGGTCTGCGCCTCAAGGACCCTTGCCATAATGATGTTGCGGGTCTTGTCTGGGAGTTTCTTGATAGCCTCTGCGCTTCCCTTCGGAATATTGATAGGCCTCCCAGCGGCAGCCTTGTCAAGCAGGTCGGTTGCGTCGCCACCCTGGCCCTCAATCAGTCCGCCGATAACCGCAACGGCCTTCTGGTTGACTGGCTTTGCCTTTACTTGCTGAATTCGATCAAGGGCACTTTGCTTTTTTGTTTCATAATCCTCAGTGGTAATCTCTCCAGATTCCATCTGCTTTTTGAGCAAATCCAACTCTTTATTGATTGCAGCAATTTCAGCACCGGCTTCCTCAATCTGCTTGTAGGAGGTATTGATAATCCAGTTAATTTGCTTCTGGATGGTGATGGCCGAAAGCATGTTGTCCATTGAGTAGGCACCGGCGTTCTTGTTTATATCCGCTTTTCCGGTGACGGACTTGCCCTCGTCAAGACCGGCAAACCTCATGACGCCAGCCTTTGAATATTCCTGCTTCAGTTTTGCGGCCTCTTCAAGGTCCCTTAGTTTCTCTAGGTCTTCGCCAACAAGGGTCTTGCCTTGGTTCGCGTCCCTAAACGCCGTAAGCCGTGACTCGGCCTGGTCGAGGTATCCGTAGGTTCCCTCAATCCCTCGATTTGTGATAACCGCTTCGGTGTGCGGCAGGGCGCTGTCGCCGTGGGACAGGTGGAAGCCTTTACCAAATTCTGGGCGGACGCCCATCATGTTTTGGCCGTAGTCCATTGCCTGCTGCTTGCCGCGCTCCATTGCGAGCAGCCCAGGAACAAAGCCCCTGCCCTCAAGCATGGCCTGCGCTGCGCGGCCCTTTCTTTCGGTCATCCCGTAAGAATTTACTTTTTCTCCAGGTCCCCAGTTAAGCGCGGCCTTGCTCTTGTCTTTGGTAACGCGACCCTTATCGTCAAGATATTGGCCCCTGTCGTTTGTCTTGTAGTCCTCTGCCTCAATCTTTGCTTTCTTTAGTTCGTCATACGCAGCGGCGGTTTGCTTTACCTTAGATATTTGCTGATCAATAGCGCCATTGACTTTTGTCCACGCGCCACCGATTCCATTCATAACCTTGCCCATAAGTGAGCCAGCCAGGTCGTATGCCATCAGTGCGGTCTTTAGCGCAAGGAACAGGCCAATGACGATGCCGAGCGGCTTGGCGAACGGTGTAATTATCTTGAGGATTACCGACAACGTTGCCAAGAAAACGGTAAGGAATGGCATGAGCACATCAATCGCCAGTGAGAGACCGGCAATAAATCCGGCAAGGCCACCCTCGGAAATTTCCTTCATAATAGTTCCGAACGCATCGCCGATTACTTTAAATAGTTGCTCGATGGAAGGAACAAACATTTTTACAAATGTCCCAACGCCAAGGGTATCTTCCTCTATTGCTTTTGCAATTCCGCTAATTGCAGCGATCAATAGTGTTATTGTTGCAATCAATGGGTTCGCGGTGATTGCTTTTGAGAATAGGCTAAATGCCAAAGTTGCAACGACGAGACCTTTGCCAACATCATTTGTGAGAATGTCGCCAATAAGTTTTAGCCCTGGTCCTAGGTTTTGAACAATTCCAGTAATGACTGCGCCAAACTGTGTGCCCTTATCGAGCGCAGATCCAATACCGCCAACAAAGATATTGAGGAATATTTGCCCAGCAGACTGAAGTGCTGGCCCAAAATCTGCCAGGGTTCCCATGAATGCGACCATTCTTGTGCGAACGCCATCAACAAACTTTGTAATTTCTTTTGAGTTGAGCATGAACTGACCAATCTCAACAATTGTGTCTCGGACAGATGTAAACAGTGGCTCAAAGGCTGTTGCCATGAAATTCTGAGAAAGATCTGCAATCGTTGAAAGTGCGCCGGTCATTGTCCTCGAAAGTCGATCGGCAGAACCCTGGTACTGCTTGTCCATTCCTTCGGTGATTGCACGAGCAGCGGTTGATCCAATCAGGAATCCGCGCTTTGCAAGGTTTCTAATTAACCCTTCAGCGCGCTTTGGATCTTCCAGGGTGCGAATCATTTCATCGATGCTGCCGAAAGATTTCTTGAACGAAGCGCTATTGAGCATTTGCTGGAGCCTGTCAAACTCTGCTGCCGTCTCTTCTGGGACGTCTTTTAGCATTCCAAGCGAGCGGTTCTTCATTGCTGTCAAATCCATCAGCAACTTCTCTGAAAGCATTCGATATCCTGCAATACCCGCGTTTGCCAACTGCATCATGTCGTTCTGATAGACGCGACCAGCAGAGTTCATTTGCCCAAGCGCGTAGGCAATGCGGTCGATCTTCTCGTCTTCGCCACCGAGTGCCGCAACGGCGTTGGAGATAGAGTTGATCATCCCAGGAATTTCAGTCGCCTCAAACCCGAACGCCTTCATCTTGAGTGCGGCTTCTACGAGTGGCTTAAACCTAAACGGCGTGATATTTGCAATATTCCTAATCTCAGCAACCATGCTTGTGGCTGCACCCTTGGTATAGTTAATGGCGTCAGAGAACTTAACCGACTGCTCTCGCATGAAGCCAATTTGGACACCGGCCTCATTTAGTTTTGGAACAAGCGCATTGCCAACGGCCGCGCGGGCTTGCAGCGTGTTTGCAAAAAGCGTGTTGAAACCCACGGTGGTGTTTTCAAGAACTTGGTTAAATTGGAACACACCAGACTGGAGGTGCTCAAAGACTCCACCAATTTCCCTGCCCAGTTGCTGCAGGACAAGGAACGTTGCCGCGCGGCTAACTTGCGTCCTGATTGCGCGCAGTGCGCCAACGTTGGTATTGGTAAGTGTTGCTATGGCCTCAGATGCTTGCTGAGACTTCTTGGCTGACTCGTCCAGCGACCTGGAGAATGCCTTGTTGGCATCACCAACGTGAAGAATTGTAGGAGACAGTTCGTTAAATCGATTCTGAAGGGCGGCAAGGTCTTTCAGGCCTCGGGAAATCATTTCCGTGTCAGGGACTACCGCTCGAATCTTTCTCCAATCGTTGTCTGGATCGCTTGGCGGCATTCCGCCGCCAGTGGCGGTTGGTGGCTTACTTCCGCCTGCGCCGCCCGGCGCATTGCCGGCAGCAACAATTTTTTGCTGATCGGATGTTGTTGTTTTTGTTAAGAATGATGCTGTCTCACGCGCTTCCGATGAAACGTTTTGCAATGACGCTGCAAGAGCCTCAAGGTCAACTTCTCCCGTTGCCGCCTGCGACTCAAGTCCTCGTAGCGCCGCTTGAATGCGCTGCAGAACACCAGAAACATCAGCGACTTCTTCTGGGGACATGCCAGTGAGTTTTGCCCCAGACTTAACTCGAGCGTCTGGAGTTGTGCCTCTTACATCAGATGGAAGCACTGCTCCCGGGAATCTCAGTTGGCCTTGTTTTGGCGCTTCGGTGCCACTTGCCATTTCTATTGCGCTTATTAAGAACTCTAGTTTTCTTCCGATACCGCTTGGATCACTTTCAAGAAATTGTGCTTTATCCTTTGCCGTCATCCCAGATGTATCTTGCCCTCTTTCTGCTATTGTTCTGTCTGCAATAGCAAGGGTCTTATTAAGAAGATCAATGATTGGGACAAGTTGTTCTGGGATAATTTGTTTCTGTAGGATTACATCTTTATTATTACGTTCGGCTTCATCATTCGCTGACTCACTCTTGACTGGCGTGAGATTCACTTGCTCTGCCCGGAGCGCCTGACGTGCCCCGGTGAGAGTTGTTAGTTCGGCGTCGAGCGAGTCAATTTCTTCCGTTACCGGGGCGATTGCCGCTTGGAACTCAACAAGAGCCTGCCTGGCGGCCTCAACATCTTCGGGAAGCGGCTCACCCACTCCGGGCTCCGGCTGTTCAGCGGACCTTAATTTTATATATTCACGAATTTCTTCTATGGTTTGCTGTGGCGCGTCTGCTCCCGGGAGATTGACTGGAGGGAGTCCAACCTTCGAAGCAAGATTCTTATTATTGCCATAGTTCTCAACTCCAAGGGCGTGCCTAAACCGTGCAGACTTCTCACTAAATACCATGTCCCTTTCGGTAAAGGCGTTATCCTCGTCTGGCTTAAATCCTTCAGAAATTAACCTCTTGTGTTCTTCTGATTCAGGTCCATAAACTTCGGGTACATACTCGTTTGCGTATTCGCCAGTTTTTGTGCGCTTTCTTCCTGGCTTTGTTCGCCTAAACCTTGCCTCGCGCTGCGCCATTTCCCTGTCTGTATCTAGTTCAATAGCAACCAATTCATCTGCTAGTTCTTCATTTTCCATCTGCATAAGGACGTCGAAAGCGGCCCGAAGTTTATCTTTTGCGGATACTGCGGCCTCCCTTCGAGCGGAAAACGCTGCACTAATCTTTTCCTGCAACTCTGCTCGCTTCGCGTCAATTGCAGCAATCTCGGCTTCAATCTCTTGGACCTTTGAGATTGAGTCAGTGGTCGCGGCAGCGGCCGCCCCTGTACCGGAGCCTGTAGATCCGGCGTCAGTCGCCACCTGAACGCTTGCCGCGCGCGACTCTGAGGCGGTTGCAGAATTTTCAACAGCCTGAGTCTCCTGCTCTCCAGCCGCAATGATTCGCTCAGCAGCCGCAGCCTTGCGCGCGCCCTGCGCAGCCTTCTCCTCGGGTAGAACTTCGTACGACCCGCTCTCGTCGTCTCCGTAGAACTCCTCGCCCATTTCCTCGTCGGTGAAGTCCTCAAACAAGCCAAGGTCGTCCTCTGCGGCCTTTGCGGACGCCTCTGCCTTGTCAGACTTCTTTGACTCAGACTCAACGGCTGCCTGTTGCGCGACAGCGCCACGGGCAACTTCTTCAACCCGACGAGCGATTGCATCAGCCTCCATGCCACGAGCCTCAAGCAGCATGCGAAGGTTATCTTTTGCTAGGGCGCTTTCTGGGTCGTTGGCAAGAGTTTCTTCCAGATCTTTTTGAATGGAATCAAAGTTGTCGCTCGGGGCAGGGAAGTTGGCGGGAGACCCTGGCTCTCCTGGCCCAGTTACCGGTGCGTCGGGAAGGTTGCTGCTGGTCCAACGCTTGCCGGTCCATGCGCGATATCCGGCCATTGCGTCTTCCCCCGCTGGGATTCCAGTAGATGGGAACGCATCTGGATTGCCAAAATCTACGCCAAAGCCAGCGCCAGTGCCGCGACCCTTTCCGGCCACTGGCTCAATTCTTGCTACTGACTGCTGATTCCTTACCGTTGCATCTGCCAGTGCTTTTGCCCTTGCTTTGGCCTCGCTCTCAGCATCGTTTGGATCGTATGGAATCAACTCAGTAACATCAAGCGCAATTTTCCCGACAGATTCATCAAAGTATGTCCCAAAATAGATCTCGCGGCCCTCGGCAAGCGCGCGCTTGATAAATGCGGCATTTTCCTGCATGAGTTGCAGGACTGCAATCCTAAACCGTTCACGCTTTTGCTTATTCCTCTCTTGAATTCCTTTTATTTCTTCCTCGCCCATTCCCGAGGCTGCCTCTTCTGGAACCATGTCGGATGGGAGAAGATTAAAGTTACGCTTGTTCAGACCGCCAACGCTAAATCCTGGGCCCGGAGTATTTCCGGTAACCACTGGCGCCCCTTCCGGCGACGTTTGCATTGCAAACGATGCACCAAAGTTTTCTAGCGTATCGCCGTAAAGATCATCAGTAGTGGCCCTATCGGCAACTACCCTTGCACCTCGGCCCGCTGCGGGCCCGCGCAGGCCGCCGGTGGTCATTGGCGCAGGTTTTGTCCGGAACACACCGCCTTTGGCATAGGTGCCTAGTCGCTTGGCGCGCTTTTTTGTTAGTTCTTTTGCGTCCTCGATAGCGCCCATAAGCGCCGGCACCAGGCTTTCTGCCCAACCCTCGCTATTGGCCAGATCTTCCTCGCCTTCATCCTGGGTATAGCCATTGATAATTGCGTAAGACTCAGCAAGCAGTTCTCTATAGTCAGTTGCCCCGTATTTAGATACAGATCTTGCTTGGTCTTCACCAATTCCGCGCGCTTTGATCCTGCCCAGTGTGTATGATTTTGATTCTTCGTCCTCGTTATATGGCAACGTAATCGCGTGCCCGTACTCATGGGCAACTGCCCTGCGGATATATGATGGCCTTTCCATTGGATCGCCTGTGGCCATTCTCCTTACAAGTTGTATGTTTCTAACCACGCCGCTTGGGACAATCCCCGCCGATTGCATGTGCCCGCCAGCGTCTTCTTTAACTTTTCCATCTAAACTCGGGTAAGAGTTAAATTCTGGAGTTTGAATGTTCAGAAGGGCATTTCCGCCGGTATTTGACGTAATAACATTTTCTGCTATTCCTGTTGCAACGTAAGCGGCAAACTTGTCATCTGCCAATTTTTCTGCAATATGCATAACAGAAACTAGACTTTGAGAATCAGGTTCTTCAGGATTTGAAAAACTTCCAACAGAGATTCTTACTCCGACTTTTTCAAGTGCTTCAAGCACAGCACGTGCGGCTTCTTCACTTACCTTAAGAATTCCACCGCTTGGGACCCCTTCAATCGGGTTGCTAGGAGTTTCCAACTTTTTAAGTTCTGGGTTCTCTCTGATCAGCCTTCTGACCAAAGAAATTGGCAACGATCGGAACCCAAGAGCAGCGGTTGCGTCATCGCCAAATGGTTTTAAGTCTTCAACTTTCTCAATTTTAGTAAATTTTGAAAGGATTTCTTCTTGCGAGCCGACCTCAGGTTTAGTTTTGTAAGTCTCAAAAATTCTCTGCTGTGCTGGAATTATAAAGTTCCGAGCAAGTGCGCCGCGCTCTTGAATCTCCTCAGAAACATTTCCAAGCGATTTCAGCCTGCTATAGCCCGGGTCGGTACCAAATGTTGGCGGCGGAGCCTCCCTGCCAGAAAGGAACGCCTGCAGCCTGAGTCTGTCCTCTACCTGCTTGAGGCGCTTTTCGGCAATCTCAAGTTGTCGGGATCGCTCTTCAATAAGAAGTTTTGACTCTTCTCGCTTGGAAGAGTCTGCATCTCTTTCATTTTTTGAAAATATTGCATCAATATCTTCCGCAATCTTTGCCACCACTTCCTCAATGGAGAGGATTCTTTCAACAAGTTGGGCTGCTGCTTCTGGCCCAACTGGATCAATGACCTCTCTAGTGCCCTCTTTAATTCTTCCTGCCCCGCCGCCGCGCGCGCCACCGGTGCCTTGCACCTCATATCCAATAGGCTGCAATCCCTCCTCCCCCATGGGCTCCATTCGCAACTTGTATGCATCAATGCTTCGGGAAAACTTTTCTCTGATCTCTTTTTGAATTTCAGGATCTTTGACTAACTTCAGCAGATCTTGTGGGTTGATTGCAGCCTCAGAAATCTGATTGCCAATCAGCGCAATCAATTGCTCCTTTAGGGATTCCTTATCGCTGCCTTCTGCTAGTTGAACTTTTCCAGCAAGTTGCTTAATTTGCTCGGCGGCTTCCGCTGCGTCTGCTGGGGACGGAACCCGTGGCACCCTGCCGCCATATACGCCCGTTGTTGCCCTTTGCTTAGATTCTGAATAGGCCTGCATTCCGCCAACGACTCTTTCGCCGCCCGCGCTGACGCCCCTTGCGATGCCAGCCACCTCAAGGGCAAGACCCTCTTTCTCTGTCCTGCTAAGTCCTGCGGATTTTCCCAATCTTTCTGTGACAAATCCGGGTGAGAATAGTTTGGCAATGTCCTCTCCCTCTGCCAGGGCGGCAAAGTTTGCCTTCATGTCGCCAACAATCTTTTTTAGTTCTTCGTTGCGGCCGGGGTCCATTCCCTGTATCTGATCGTAAAGATTGGCAAGGATAGAAAGGTTTACCCCGAGATCTTGCACATCGCTTGGCTTTATTGCTCGGCCCTGAGAAAGAGTTTCTGCCATTCCCGCCATGACAATCTTTAGGCTTGCAAACAGTTCTTTCATGAACTCAAGTGCGGGTCCGGCCTGCGTTGGCGATATTGTTGACGTGGACAACTGAGCACCGCTCTCAGACTCAGCATTCCGCACCAGAGAACGGACCCTAAACAACCCGCCTATAGGGTTCTCTGCAATTTCTCTTCGGGTTACGGTTCCTTCAATTCGCTCCGCACCGGCCATTCCCCTTGGGCTCTCCCCGGTCGCTGCGTCGTACTCTGGGTTAAGCGTTAGGACATCCGCATGCATTGCTTCAAGGCCGCCTGGGTATCTGGCAGCAATCCTCCTTGCCCGCTCATTGATTGCCTCTTGCTGATCTGAGTCAATCTTTCTTCCCGCAACACGCGACAGCGGATCTGTTCGGCCAATCCTTCCCTCTGGCAGCCCAATTGCGCGGAAGTAAGCGCCGCCTTGTGCCAAGGTGTTGTCGTCTTGTATTTCTTTTAGTTTTACAATGTCTTGCTGATCCGCAGCAATCTGGGCTTCTATTTTCCTCTGCCGATCCTCAGCGGCGGCGAGCATGTTTGCCAGGACTACCCCTATATCCTGGCCGGTCTCCATTGCCTCCTTCTCTGCGTCAAGGAGCAACTGCTGCACCTTGCCAGTCTTCTCTACATCATCTGGCCTTTGAGCCCCTGGGCGGGCGGGCGTTCCCTTCTTTTCTCGCCCAAAGCCAATCTTTTCCAGAATTTCAGTATCTCCGGAGGCAGCGTCTATGGTTTCTGATGCAACGCCAAATTTCTCAAGGAAGGCGATGTCGTCTTTCGATACACCTACGCCCTCGGACCTGATAATCCCCTCGATGGTTTTCTGAAGAGTCTTTTCTTCTTTCTTATCAATGCCAGCCCCGCTAATTTGGTACATCTTGCGTTTGGCGTACTCAACCAACGTCTTAGCCAGAAGTTGCGCCTCGCTGATGTTTTGGGCCCTCTGGGTTCGTTCCCTAGCGCTTCTTAGTCCTTCGGAAATTTCTTCCTGACTTGCGTCAAACTCATCCTGAAGCATTTGCATGATTTCATCATCACGTAGCGGTCTCTGCACCACCTCTTTAGTCTTTTTCTTTGTTTTCTTATTGACTACTTCTCTGGTTATCTCTTCCCCTGTTGTCTCGTCGTATGTGGGAACAGTGGCCACAGAGAGTTCAGCAATTCTTTTTTGAAACTCTTCTCCAGTTGGGCGCAGGCCAATCGGCTTCCGTGCGATTTTTCTCCTGTCAGCGTCCAAATCTTTAAGGTCTTCTGTGTACTCATCAATTTCTGTTGATTTAGGCTCAGGATCTGCCTCTCTGTCTGCTTCAACCAGCGTTTTAATTGCAGATTCAAGAGTCTCTGTTGCACTTTTGTTCTTTTCCCTCTCTGCCTGAAGTTGCTTCCTTCTCTCCTCAAGTTTGGCCAAACGTGACGCAAGGTCACCCGCATCAACTTGTGGAAATTTATCTTCCGACGCAAGGCCCGATGCTGGACCAGTTGCGGCCGACGTTGTTCGGGATGACCTCCGTGCGGCGCGAGTAGACATG